GCTGAGACTTTAGATATTATAGAAAAAGATATAATGGAGCCAATAGAAAAATGGGTTGGTAATTCTGTTTGGATTTGGAAAGAGCCTGTAGAAGGACATAAATACATAATGGGAATAGATGTCTCAAGAGGAGATAGTGAAGACTCAACTGGATTTACTATTATAGATTTTGATGAGAGAGAACAAGTGCTAGAATATTTAGGTAAGATACCACCAGATTTAGCTGCGGATTTAGCCCATAAATGGGCCACAAAATATAGTTGTTTTGTTGTAATTGATATTACAGGAGGAATGGGAGTAGCAACATCTAGAAAAATGTTAGAGTTAGGATATAAAGATTTATATTATGATGGTATAAAGACAGAAGATACATGGAAGTTTAATCCATCAGATAAAACTCCGGGGTTAAATTTTAATAGTAAGAGAGCACAAATAGTCCAAGCCCTAGAAGAACAATTACGAACAGGATTTAAAGTAAGGTCTAGAAGATTATTTAATGAATTTAAAACCTTCGTATTCATCAATGGAAGACCAGACCATATGAAAGGTCATCATGATGATTTGATAATGTCTATTGCGATGGCATTGTATATTGCTCAAAACTCATTCACCGAACTTAAAAATAGTGTAGAACAAACAAAAGCTATGTTAGGGGCATGGGCTACAGACGAAACTAAATTTAGAAATTCGTCTCAACCAGTTTTTTCACCTACTCGTGCTTCTTCACAAGGATTACCACCTAACTCAAATGACCCTAAAGACTATTTATGGTTATTCAGTGGATTAAAATAAAAAAATGGCGTTATCAAGAAATGAAACAAGGAAAAGTAATTACGGCCAAAGTTTTGGTGGTAAAAGGCAAAGGTCTGGAAAATTTTTAAGACAAGCATTGTATCAAACTGTATATGCATGGAGACCGTTTGAGCCGGATTTTACATCAAAAGCTCAAAAAGCTGTATTAAGAACAATAAAAGTATGTTGTGAAACCTGTGAAGGAAAAGAGGTGGATAATTGTGTTACATATGTATGGGGAGGTCAATGTGAACCGACCGTTATACCAGCTTATGTTAGATGTGAGTATGTTGATTAATAGGTTTACAAATTAGTTATAAAGATTATATTTAAAAAATGGCGGAAAAGAATTTAACGGTATTTCAAAGGTTAACACAACTATTCGGAGCGGAAGGAACCCCTCCAACAGCCAAATCGTATGCTTTTGATAAGAAGCAACTTCTAAGAACAACCGACAAAGAAAAATACGAAAATGAAAAACTTCAAGGACAACAAGCGGCTTATTTAAAAAATCAATGGACAAAGGTAGAAAGCAGCCTATATTCCCAAGCGGTATATTATGAACCAACAAGATTAGCGTCTTATTATGATTACGAATCTATGGAATTTACACCAGAAATTTCTGCAGCATTAGATATAATGGCAGAAGAATCTTGTACTATAGGTGAAAGAGGTTTCATGTTAAGTATATATTCTGAATCTAAAAGAATAAAAAGTATACTAGGTGATTTATTTAATAATGTTTTAGATATAGAAACTAATCTACCTATGTGGACACGTAACACTTGTAAATACGGAGATAATTTTGTCTATTTAAAATTAGACCCTAAAAGAGGTATAGTTGGAGCAAGTCAATTAGTTAATATAGAAATTGAGAGGGTTGAGAAAGGTATGAAGGTAATAGCATATAGGACTGACCAATCAGATGAAGAGAGAGAAGTTAAATTTATGTGGAAACCTAAAGACATGGAATTTAACACATGGGAGTGTGCACATTTTAGATTATTATCTGATGATAGAAGATTACCTTACGGAACATCTATGCTGGAGAAGTGTAGAAGAATATGGAAACAATTATTATTAGCTGAAGATGCAATGTTAATATATAGAACTTCTAGAGCACCTGAAAGAAGAGTATTTAAAGTTTATGTGGGTAATATGGACGATAAAGATGTAGAACCATATGTACAAAGAATTGCCAATAAATTTAAAAGAGACCCTATTGTAGACAGTGATACTGGTAATGTTGATTTAAGGTACAATCAAATGGCAGTAGACCAAGATTATTTTATTCCAGTTAGAGACCCAAATTCACCGAACCCAATAGATACATTACCAGGGGCTCAAAATTTAAGTGAAATAGCGGATATAGAATATATTCAGAAAAAACTTTTAGCCGCATTAAGAGTACCAAAAGCATTTTTAGGTTTTGAAGATGTGGTTGGAGAAGGAAAGAATCTTGCTATACAAGATATTAGATTTGCAAGAAGTATTAATAGAATACAGAAATCTATGGTTCAAGAATTGAATAAGATTGCTATTATTCATTTATATATGTTAGGTTTTGAAGATGAATTAGAAAACTTTACTCTTGGTCTAACAAATCCATCGACACAATCAGAATTGTTAAAGATTGAAGCATGGAAAGAAAAAATCACTCTTTATAGAGACGCGACTACCGACGGAGGTAGTGGAATACTTCCTGTGTCCGCAACTTGGGGCAAGAAAAATATACTAGGTTTTTCTGATGAAGAAATAAAATTAGATTTACAACAACAAAGAATAGAGAAAGCTGTTGGGGAAGAATTAAATCAAACCGCAACTGTAATAAAACATACTGGTCTATTTGCTAATATAGATAAACTATACGGAGAAACCAAACCAGATGAAGGGGGAGCAGAAGAAGCGGCAGCAGGAGGTGAAATAGAATCACCAGCAGATACTGGTTTAGAAACCGGAATGGAAGAAACACCCCCAGCAGGTGGTGAAGAATTAGAATTGGCTTCAATAGATAAGTCAAAGTTACCTTTAATATTAGAACGAAAAGAACAGGGGAGCCCCTATCTTATAAATGGTAATAAAAACCTAGAAGAGGTAACCAAAGAATTAGAAGATTTACTTAAAGACTAGATATTTATTATTAAAATAGATATTATGTTCGGAAACTACAAACAATCAATTACAGACATCTTAGTTAGGTCATACGCTACTAACAAAAAATTATTTAAAGAATCTTTCCATAGTTTAATGGAAGGATTACGAGAAAATAAACTAGCAAGAGAATTTTTTGTTCTATACGGTGAAATAGAAAATAAAAAATTCCACGACAAAGGATTAGCAGAAGAATACCTTGATGCTGTTATTAAGACCTTAAAGAGTAAAAAGAAAAATTTAAGAATTCCTGTAATTAAAGAACATGGAGATTATACCCAGACAGAATATGGTTTAGAGAGTAGAACAAGAAAAAATATAATAAGAGAATATCCTCTAGAGGAGAATATAGACCACCTAAAATATTTGTATTCACTAGATGGGTGTAAACCTTGTTATAGAAACGCTGGATTTCAAAATGAACAAGATTACAATTATGAAGTTGCCAATTATGAATATGCTGTTAAAGAACAATCTGGAAAACCTCTTGTTGGCCTTCTAGGACTTGGGTATGACCGTGATAAAATGAGTAAATATAAGGATTTCTACTCAAACCCACAAGCACGTGTAGGTTCTCCTGATTCAGGTGAAGAAGAAGAGTTTGACTCCTTATCACCAGAAGACCAAGAAGCATATTTACAATCTTTAATGGCAGAAAATAAAATATATTCACAATTAGATGGTATAATTTTTAATGAATCAGTAAGGTCTATAGAAAAAAACTTACATTATAGACGTAATTTAGTTGGTCATCTTACACGAAAAGATAATAGTGTAAAAATAACAGAATCCATACCAACGTCAATACTTGCTACTTTGGCCACTAATAAATTTAATAAAAAATACGCCTCTTTAAATAAAGAAGAGTCTAAAAAGTTAAAAGAATATTTAGAAATAGATAATAAAAAACTTACAGAAGAATTTACTAATTCTAAAACAGAAGTATTAGGGAAATTAAAATCTCTAAAAGAATCTAATGAGGATAAAGAAGTATTAAATAAATTAAATGAGGTTATAACTCAAATGGGTAGTGAAAAATTAAATAAATTTTCACTTTATAAAATAAATAAATTAAAAGAAGAATTAAATTAATATGCATTTTGTTAAAAACATGTTAAGTAGTGGAAGTAAAGTATCTAGTAAAAGAGTTGTAACATTTATATGTCTATTATTTATGTTAATTGGTTATACAGCAAATTTATTTTGGGATTTTACAATAGACGATAATTTATTCCAATCTCTACAGTGGATTGTAATGGCGGGATTAGGATTTACCGCATCTGAAAATTTTGGTAATAAACCCCCAGAACCTGTGGAAGAACCATCACCATCACATACGACAGTAACTCATGAATATGATTACGAGGATGACGAGTATGAAGAAGATGATATATAGGTTTTGACATTACTATTAAAATATTATATATTTAAATATAAAATATTTTAATATGAAAGCAGGAAAACAAGTAAAACTTAATATAGATTCAAACTTTAGAACTTATTATGGTAGTGTTGACACTAAAAAACCTAAATCAGTTTTTATAAATATATCTTCATGGTTTTCTCCATTAATAGAAAATGATAATATTTCGTTCTGGGATAGAAAGGTAAGAACTTTAAAAAGAAAAATAACTTCTTACGCTACAAATTCGATTAACCCACAAATATTTACTAGAGATAAAAATATAATTGATTTAGATATTAGAACAAGTGGGATTAGAATGGGAAAGAAAAGTTATATGAATTGTGAATTAACTCTATTTCTCAAACAACCACTAAATATAAAATCAGAAGAAGTAAGTGATAATATAAAAAATATAACTAATAGTATCCTTAGTGGGGTTCTTAAA